CTAGCCATAAAAAGAAAACCCCTGGGGATGTTAACCCCAGGGGTAATCTAGTTGGTGATTGTTCTGTTGCCAGGCGTCACCACTGCCCCGAATCTTAATCAGTCTGCAGGAAACTCATGGCGTGTTCCGTCTGCGTGAAGATGACCTTTCATCCTCTTCCCGTCAACGAAAAAGCCCCATGAATCCACCGGGTCATTCCAGTCATTCTTCACAGCGAGCAATTCGCCCGTGATGTGACAGAACGAAAGAGGCCTGGGATCATGCAGGTTGCTTGTGAGCACTACACCTCCTTTCACTTATTCTAGAGGTCTTTCCTCTAGCCATAAAAAAAAGACCCCAGGGGTGTTAACCCCCAGGGTCTTCTTATGTAGCTGTATTAACAGCCTTACTTACTTATTGTAAGGGCTGTTATCGAAGTTGTATTCATCGGTATCTTGAATAATAACCTCGATGTTCGCTTCATCCGTGATTCTTGCAGGGCCACCAAGCCATGTGGCATTCCATACAACGAAGTACTCTGACACGTCACTGCCAATCGCCCTTGCCTCGTACTTTCCTGCGAACGTTTCTGACATAGGCTCGGATGTCACGTTTACTATGACATATTCCTGCACCCATGTAGAGGGCATTCCGTTCTTTGGTAATCTAATTGTTACCAAATCACCTTTCTTAAACCACATTCCTTTCATGATTCCTCCTTGTGGAAACATGTTGGATGAGGACCCCCCATCCCTGGGTGGGCTACTTAAAGCTTTTTTAGGGCAATAAGTATCCCATAGAGCCCCCCTATAAATTTTCTATTTTTTTATATACCTTTAAAGTTTTGTCAATGTTTTTAAAAACCCTTTGGCCCGTAAAAATTTTTCTCCAAAAAAATCCCCGTTAGGAGTTGCAAAGGGGCCGAACATCTGCTAGGGTGATGCCCGCAAAAGAATAACCATACTTACAACAAGGAGAAAAACACAATGAACAACAAACAACGCTTTGAGTCCACGGAGGAGTTGCTTTTGAATCTGGACACTAACCAGAAGATGAAGGAATACATGGAGTCATACGAGCTGGGCGGATTCGACATGGACGACAGATACGGCCAGGACGAGTATGAGCTCTATGACATGGACAACGAGGGCTACGACGACTGATTGAATTTATTATTATTCTTTATTTCCATTAAATCAACGACCACAAAAAAGAAAGCAGATTAAAGACATGATAATGCCTAATAACTTTGTGTTAGGTTCGGACAAGCTCTTTGGAACAAAGGCTCCCTGGAAGATCAATGACAGCTTGTTGGGCCGACTTGATATCGACCATTATATAGCCACCTTTAGGTTGACGGATGATGATTACTTGGGGCAATGCGATTACATCAATCGCGGCGTTTCGAAGGTCTTGAAAGACAATTCTTTCGAGCATCAGGTGTTTATCGGTTATGGTGATGAATGTGTGTTTGCGCCGCTTTTGTACGCAAAGTACGGAATAAAGTTTGACACGGTGTTTTTGGTCAATAATATCCATCAGCAGGAGGCGTTCGACCCATTGTTGGGTTTTGCGGCGGTGTACAACATTTACACCAAGGCCAACCTGGCCGGGAAAAGACTGCCATGGGCGGAACACAACCAGTACATCAAAACCATCCAACCGGCCTACATGTCAAATAGGGTCGCCTTGGAGATTTGCGGGCTTTTGATGTACGACAGATACAACCTCAACTTCCTGAGCGGCAATAGGTCCACTTTGGTGGAGATTTAAAAAGAAAAATCTTCCCTATTGAAGCTGAAGATATTGGGCGCATCCGAGCTCAATGAGCGAACCACGTCCTCGGCACTCTGGGACGTGATTTCGCCTATGTCCTGTACCATCGACCACTGGTCCACGTTGAATATCGCAATGGTGTAGTTTGCCCCGTCGTCGGTGTAGATGCACACTATTGCGTTGTCCGTGCCCAGGGGGTTGGTTTCATCCAGGTCGAACAGTTTGGATATTTCCGATTGGTTGACCCTGTTGATGAAACTGTTTATTAACCTGAAGAAAAAATCCACCCCTTGGCTTCCTCCATCCGTCCGATTAAAAAAAAATAATTGCGTCCGAAAAATTTCGGCGGCGCTTTTTTCAATAGTAATCCTAAAAAGAACCAGAACTACTGTTGTGTCGGCGGTTCTCCAGAAGCATCAGGCATTCCTCAACGGAGTTGAGAATCGACAAAAGTCTTCGCTCTAGTTGGACTGTGTCAAGGCGCGACTTTTTCGCCGTTCCTTTTGACAGTTCGTTGAACTGCATGAATTCCTGGAACACCTTCTGCAGGAAGGTGGAATTGATCCAATCGGGTTTATTCAACTTTGGCTCAAAACTTTGATCAAACATATCTTTTGGTTTATCTTTGAATAAGTAATACAAATTATCGTCGTCGTTCATGATAAATCTTTCCTATTATTTTTTTTATATTACATACATTCTACACCAAAACACGGGCGTTCGTCAACATTTTGAAGCCAATGATTAATGGTATAATTGTTGCAATCACCACACTTTACAAGAAAGAACATATGAATAGAAAAATAGATCTAAACACTGATTACTTGCGTGCAGTTCATTCTTTGAAACACAAAATTAAATCCCCAAATGATTTACTGCAGATTTGGGCGGCGTTTGGGCCGTGTATTGAAATATATCCAGATATTGAAAAAATCAGAAAATAATTTGACAAGATTTGACATACAGTGTATACTGTCTATTAGACAGCTTAGGACCAGTATTCTGACTCTGTAAACTCAAATCAGACTGGCCAATAATAAACACCCCTCAGAAACTGTTCAATTCCACTTTAATGACCGTTTAAGTAGTACTATACTTATCGTTCGATAGAATCGAGGGCCTTTTGAAGATATATCAAATATATGTGCCGGAACTCGCCACATACGCAAAATTCAAAGTGTTTGAGCCAGAAGAAATTGAATCCTTTATTGCCAATTATAAAAGAACGCACAAAGAACCAGAAATCATAACGTTTAGAAAAAAAGTCGTTGATACTTTTATTTTTAATTTAAAATCCGATATAATTGACGGCCTCAGGGCGATGAGCAGGGAGGCCGCAACAGCTTGCACCGACGCCCTTTTTAAACGGATGCATCATGCTCAATCCCCGGTTTGGACATCGATATGTGGCTCAGTATTGCATACACCGGAGAACACAACTCCTACGATGATATTGACGATCCTTTAAATAATGATTTTATGAATTCAATCAAGAAAAAAATCAAACTGCCAAAACTTGACGGAAGCAATTATCCGTTCGATACAAAGTCGAAAATAAAACCCAAAATTAAACCGATTTCAAAACAAAAATATTTTGGGCTGCAAGACCACTTGAAATCAAACGTCATCGGACAAGATCAAGCTATTGAGATTATTACATCCTCGTTGAAAAGATCGCAAGCGGGGTTGTCGGACAACGACAGGCCTTTGGGCGTGTTTTTGTTCGCCGGATCATCCGGTGTTGGAAAAACACACTTGGCTAACACTTTGCACAAATATCTGTTTGGAAATGATTATCCGATGATCAGGATTGACTGCGGCGAATACCAACACAAACACGAGAATCAAAAACTCATAGGATCTCCTCCGGGTTATGTGGGCCACGATGAAGGCGGACAACTTGTCAATATAGTCAAGCAGTACCCCAGTGCCGTCATTCTTCTTGACGAAGTCGAAAAAGCACATCCGGATTTGTGGCATACATTTTTGAGAGTTTTTGAAAGTGGCGTAATGAATGACGCAAAAGGCGAATTGGTTGATTTCAAAAATTCTATTGTTATAATGACTACAAATCTTGGAAATAATAAAATAACAGAATATCTACTTGGTTCTGGAACGGGCTTCAATCAAAACATCCACTACAAAACAGAAACTAGAAAAATTCCCGAAAGAAGCATCGTCGAAAAAAATACGACCGAAGCAATTAAAAAACATTTTAAACCAGAATTTTTAAATAGATTAGATAAAATTGTAATTTTTAATTATTTGTCGCAAAACGATTGTGAGACAATAGCAAAATTAGAAATGTCTATAGTCGCAGAAAAAATGAAGAAAAAGGGTTTTATATTTGAATACAACGCATCAGTCATCGAAGGACTTGTTAATCAGGGCATAGACACCATCAAAGGCGCAAGAAGGCTCTCTCAAATAAGACGAGAACAAATTGAGTCTCCACTGGCTGATACAATTATTGAAACCGTAGTTCCAAGAGGAAGTATATTCAACCTTTATTGCGAAAATGATACATTTAAATTTGATATCAAAAAACCTTCAAAGCAATTAGGTCTATTAAAATAAATGCAATGTACTATAACACAAAAGGAGGCAAATAATGCCAATGCCAACAAGAGAGGTTCTCCAAGGACTAGGTAGTCGTATAACTACAGCTATTCCAGGTTCAGCAAGAAAAGTCGCACGTATGGCCAAAAAGCCAGCTATTTTTGGAGCCGCCGCATTCATGGGAGGGTCCATCCTCATGAGGAGAAGAAGATCAGGCTTAGACAAGACACTCCGGTAGGCCAACCGGAATGTACAAATATTAGGAATTTGAAATGCCAGCTCGAATAGGCGCAAAATATGCAAACGACATGTTTGCATTGGTTGGCTCAATGACTAGAAGGGGAAGAGCTGAGATGTCTTTGGGCATGGGTGGAGCAATGGCTGCTACTAGAAGAGGAAATATGATTAAATACGGTCGAAGGGCAACAGGGTATGCGGGCTCGAGTTTGGCAGGTTTGTCGCTGCTTTCCACAAGCAGATCTACTGGAAATTATAAACCAGCTCCAATTAATCCCATATCTTCTCCTCAAGGATCCGGAAGATACGCATAATAAGGTAAACTAGTGTCATGAACAATTGGAAAATGTTTATCAATGAAAACGACGATTTCGAACTGCCAAACTTCCTGTATCGCACCATGATGGATCTAATGAAACAATCTTTGGACATGGGAACTTTGCTTTCGGGTGATCAGCAAAAATTAAGAGCCTACAAAGAACAAACAAAAAAATTATTCAAAGGGAAATGGTTTGAGATAGCCGAGGCATTGGAGGCTTATTCCATAATAACGCCGTGCATTTGTTCAACGGCGGAAAAAGAATTGTACTGCGAAATATGCAAAGGGGCAAGATACATTATCAACTCAACATTGACTGCGGACGAAATGAGAGAAGTCGGACTTTTTACCAATGCTGGGACAAGTTCTGAAATTATAGGGAAACTGCAAAAAAGTTTGAACAAAATCCTTTCAGAGTATCCTTAGACGGGTAGCATATGTCGGAAATCGAAAAAAAAGACAAAATGTCTTTTATGAGGGAATTTGAATCGATTAGGCCTGATTTATTTTTTCCGGAACATTGGACAAACGATCAAATCGATCAGGCCGTTGAATTGATCAAACCACAAAAGACAAGATCGACAATGTTTTCGTCCATTCCAATGAATTGCGAAGCGGAACGCTGCATATTTGCGTCAACATGCCCGTTGCACAAAGAGGGCCTTGCCCCAAAAGGAAAACCATGCCCAATAGAAATGTCGATGGTTGCCCAATTCACGGGAGAATATCTGGAGCAACTAGAGGTCAATCCCAACAATCTCGTGGAAGTGTCGATGGTTAGGGACTTGGTCGACCAAGAAGTTCAATATTTGAGAAAAACAAAACTTTTGGCAAAAGAACATTTTGTTCAAGAAAACATTATTGGAATCGATCCCAGCGGGAATCCGATCTTGAAAAAAGAACTACATCTAGCCGTTGAATTGGAAGACAAGCTTCACAAAAGAAGAAAAGATCTGAGAAATCAACTTCTTGCGACCAGAGAGGCCAAGGCTAAAATTGGTCAGGTCCAACTTGATACGGCGCAGGCTATATCGGAAATTATAGGCAAAGTTCAATCCATTGAGACAAAAAGAGAAAAACTTTTGAGACAAAAACTTGGCACAACGGAAATTGATGATTATATTGTAGAATCAGAAATAATTGAAGAAAAGTAACAGGAGGCAATAATGCCAAAACTTCCTCCGGTTGGAGGATATAAAGGGATACCAGGACTAGAATTCGGTTACGATGAAGTCGAGTTTATATCTTATAAACCAAAAAAAGGTTCTGTTCTAGGCAGACTTTATGGAATGTACAAGAATCTAGGTACAAAAATATTTGAGACTGGTGAAGAACAGCAACGTTCAGTATCTTTAGTAAGAAATCTTCTTCGTCCAGTTACGGGAACATCTCCAGCGTTTCAATATTTATATGGAACAGCCGAAGAGCAACTGGATGTATACGGCGCTTTTGAAGCAAACTATAGAAGAGCTGTAAGAGAAGAACTACGTTCTGGCGTTGGACTGTCTCCCGCAAGAAGACGAATGCTTGAAGCAGCTACAAGAGAAACTGCAGGCATTAATTTAAGTCTCATTAGTTCTATAGGAGAAAGACAACGTTTACTTAGAGAACTTGGAGAAAACGTACTTAAAACAGAAGAAATGGTAAAACGTCTTGGTTTCCCTGGATTGTACCTTCCATCATCAAACCCATTTAGAGCATCAGCTAGGATGCTTGCGTCAAGCGAAGAAGGATATCAACCAATAATTGATTTGTTGCAACAAGCAACATTTTCGATAGATCCGCTTGCCACAACAGAACCAATAGAAACAGCGTTAAGAATAGGCACAAGTGCTCTTCCATCTCTTAAAGAGCTACAGGCAAGAGTTGCAAGAGGCGGGCATATGACGTTGAAAGATATGCCATCAACAGCAAGGCTTTTTATCGCCGACACTGAAACAACAGGTGTTGCAGACATTGATATTGTTAGATCACTTTCTGTTGGTACAGGAAAATTCAAAGATACTGCTGGAGTTAGAACAGTAGAAATAGATAGAGGAGTAGATCTAGGAGCTAGGTTTGATACAGCTCAAATGTCTGGGTATGTTTCTGCAGACCCACATGACTTAAGAAGAGTAACTGGATTAGGAACTTCTGTTATAGAAAAAGAAACTCGTTTTGCTAATGCACCAAGAGATTTACAAGATAGAATATTTGACCTAAAAACAGAAACAGGAAGAGCTCAGGCAAAAGTATATTATGCGGATCTGCTTGGAAAGTTGAATCAAGACGACGCATATTTTGTCGCTTATAACGGTCAATTTGACGTCGATAAGTTGGCAGCGTCGGCAAGATCACTGGGCGTAGAAGATGAGATTGTTGCAAAGTTTGAAGATAGAATGGCCAATGGTGGACTTATCGATGTGCTTGGCATGGTAAGAGAAAAATTAAGTAACAAACTTGCTAAAAGAATACTTGCAGTAAAAGGAACTCCAGAAGAAAAAGCAATTCTTGGTTTGCAGTCTTTGTTGTCAGATACTGCATTGCAACAAGCAAGAGTGGCCGGAGAAGCAGTCAAACCGTTTTCACTTGAAAATATGTTGCAGTCAACAAACTTGTTAGAGAACTTAGCACAAGAAGCAGACGCTGGTTCTGAACAAGCAGAAAAATTATTAACTTTGTTAAGTACGAGTCAGGCATCACACGTCGACTTTACTGACAGAGAAGTAGCTTTAAAAGTCTTAGAATATTTAGAATCAGATAAACTTGATCTTTTAGAAAAGGGTGCATTTAGTCTATCTAAAAAAAATATACAAAAAATTGCAGCAGCAAGATTAAACGTGGCTTCTTCAAGGGCAATTGTTGCAACAACTAATCTAGCAGATCCAAGATATCTGCCACAACAAGTATATGAGAATTTATTAGAAACAGAAGCAATTACTGGTGTACAGATAGATACTCCTATTTCCGCAATTGTTCCTGGAGGATCAGAAGATATTGCAAGATTAAAATTTGATCCTAATACTGGATCATTTAGGCTATTTACTCCAAATCCAGAAAATCCAGTAGGTGCATCACTAATTGGAGATTTACCGAGTGAAGTTGATCCAAGACAGTTTGTAAGAGCCCAAATTGAGAGGATGAGAGCGCTTCCAACGGGAGGAGAAATGCTACCGGGTCAACCAGTTATACATACCCTTGGAATGAGTCCAATAAATATAACAAATATTCATGCAACAAACCAAATGCTGATGTCTGGAACATCGCCATTAATTAATGCAGTTGGAAGCAATATAACGGAAGCAAATGAATCAGCTTTACTTGAAGGTTTAACAGCTACTGGAAAAGTAGGATTTTTACCACTGAATGAAACAGCAGGTCTTAATACAATAGCAAAATCTGCGAGAAATTTTCATGATGCAATTACGGATTCGGCAAGAAGGGAATATAGAGAAGTACTCTATAACGCAGGAATATCAAGCGCGTCGATGGACCCAGACGTTCGATCTACTATGGTTGGCATTGCGGAGGTTACTTCTCCAAGAATGGCAGAAAACAAAGAACTCTTAACAAGAGTTGCAACTCCTCTTCCAACAGAACCAGCTTTAATTCCAGATCACATTAAAGGAAGAGTAAGCTCATTATCTGAATCTCTTGGAAAAAGTGGAAGATATTTAAGAGAATTAGGAATGGCAACAGCAGAAACTCAAAAAAATATTGTTGTTGGAGATCGTATTTTATTATTGCCTCAACAAATATTAAAACAAGCATCCACTGTAGATGACTCGGGAACGATAGTTCCTTTTTTAGATGAAAAAGCAATGGCTTCAAGGGGTAATGCAGTTAGATTATCCATAGCAAGAAGAACCTCTGAAGAGGTAAATCCAACTGTTAACTTCATATATGGTGGAAGAGTAGTTCCAGGTCAAAAAAATATTAGAAAACAAATTGTTGAAGCAAAATCTCTTTACCAAAGCACGCTTGCAGTATTGGAAGACACGGGCAGATCTCCAAAAGCCATGAGAGAAGCTGGATTAATCGCTTCAGACGCTTCAGACGAAGAAGCATACCGCGTGCTAAGAACATTTCGTCGATTAACTGATGAACGGAGGTCTTGAAGCATATAAAGCTTTTAGTAAAAAATATAAAGAATTTGGCGTCGGTGTTGCAACAATTCAAAAAGGAAAAGGAGCAGAACAGGTAAAGGCGTTAATTGAGTCTTTAGCTGGGTCATCAGATTCAGACATAATCAGCGCTGAAAGAGGATTAATCATGTCAATGGCTGATATGAATGATGAATTCGCCATGTTTGCTCCAAGGCTGTCAGATGAAGCTTTGACTGAAGGGGCAAGAATCGGTGGAAGATCAGGAGTTGATCTAGCTACAAGATCTTCAGCTGTAGCACAAAGAGGTTTTTTTGAATCAATACTCAAAAGAGGTATGGATGATCCTGATTTCTTTAAAAGAATACAAAAAGAATTTTCCCGTTTAAGAATAGATTCTGGAATAGGCGGAACAAGTTTATTTGCGGAGAGAATGGCAAGAAACGCAGTTTTGATTGATAAAATAACAAAAATGAAACCTAAAATTTACAAAGGCGTTGCAGCTGTGGGAGCCATAAGCGCCGGTTACTATTTAGGTAGAAGAACTCAGGAACAAAATTTGTATGACGAAACAATGGATCAACAACCCACTGAGGCAAATATTGGACCTATGGGTATTGCGGATTTTAATAGATTGGATCAAGAACTGGCAGCGCAATTTTCTTCCAGAAGAGATCCTTTGGTTACAGCTGGTGTAGTCGGAAATTTGGATAGAAATAAAATATCCCACACCCGCATGGGGCCGGATAAATACAACCATTTATATGGAGGATAGCACATGCCACTGCGAAATATAGGCACAAGAGTGATGCGGCGGCATGCGAGGAAAAGCGCCTGCTGCGCTTTTTGCGGCTTATGTAGGCTATAGGGGAATTCGAGGTTTTGGAAGCCAAGTAGTCCCAAACACAATAAACGCCGCAATGGATGTTGCATTTGACGATCCAGAGGCGGACATGGGCGTATTGGGAACAAACTTGACGCCCTCAATGTTGCATATGAAAAGCGGATTGCCTGGACAATCGATTGCAAGAGGCATGAACATAAGCAGAACTGGTATTGATACAGGCCCAGTTGGTGCAGCAATTCCGCCACTTCTTGGAACTGCAGCCGGAGCTTTTATTGGCGCTAGGTATGTAGGGGGAAAAATCGGTGCCGTAGCTGGTGGGCTTGTAGGTGGAGCAATTGGCACAGCAATAACAGCAAATAATATTATCGGAACCGCTTCAAGAAACAGGCAAATATTGAATCAATCGCCATTTTATAACCAATCATTGTTAACCGCAGAAAGATTGAATGCAAGTGGAAACATAGTTTTGGGAATGCATAATCAGAGGAGGGGCTAATGCCGCTCAATCCAATGACTGGCCAAATGGAGTATGGGGGTGAAAGTTACGACCCGCAAAACATGAACTCCGGAATGGCAATGAGGGGAATGGCCAAAGGAGATGTGGATGTTCCACTTTTGTTTGACTTGAGTGAATCGATACCGGGTGTTATTGCGGGAGCGGCGATAAACTCAAGAAGATATGCAAATACTTTACTTAAAGGCGGATTTGCAGATGTTGCAACAGGGACAACCGGTAGAAGATTAAGTAGAGCTCAAAAATTAGGTGCTCTTGTTGGTGATTCACCAGCAGTTTCCGGTAGGTCAAGCGGAATGTTTGTTGGTGGAAACTCCAATTTTAATTTCATGCGAAAACTTGCAAAAAAGCGAGCCGCAAGAGCAGACGCAGCACCATTTCTTGGCCAATCACTGAATACCAATTTTAGGCTAAAAGCATTTAACAGACTGTCTAGTCTAACATCTTTGACCGGAGATAGATCTCTTGGTTTTTATACTCCTTTTCAAACATTGTCAACTGCAGCCAATTGGGCCGTAGAGAAACTTCCATCGGTTAGAAAATTGTTAGGACGCATGTCTGGTACACCACTCAATGATGGAGACAAGGCTTTTTCTGGTGGAATATTGGGTCGAATTGAATCGATAAACAGGCTTAACAATATTGAAAGCACACTTGCCAAAGGCGTAGGATCAGGTTCAGGTTTTTTTGCTAGAAGGCAAACAGCGAGATATCATAGAGCCGAAAAGGCCCGCGAAGCAATAGTAGCTCATATAGCCAGAGTACAATCTGTTGCCAACCCAGCCATGAATGCAGTACAGAATAATATGAATGTAAGACTTCAAGCTCAATTTGCAAGATCTGCAGCAGCAAGAGCAAATATCGGACTCCCACCAATGCTTGCAAGAAGTGTTTCTGCAGCAGGCAATAATGCAACAGCTGCCGCCAATGCAGCAGCAGCTTTAAATGCTGCTGCAATAGCCGACGACCCAATAAAAGCAGTTGCTTCTACGATGACTAAAGGTAAAATCAGCAATGCTATAACAAAATACTATGCCGGTGTTATTAATCCAAAATTAATGACTGAATCACAAAGGCTGATCGCAAAAAGAGTTACAGGAAGATTGGGTGGATTAAAGGGTTTTGCTAGTTTTGCAGATGACTTTGCCGAAGGCGGAAAGTATGCAGGAAACTTCATTGCAAGAGGTCGCGGCGGTTTCAAAATGATGGGTATGGCAGGTCAGTATTTACAATCCGGCGGATCCAAAGCAGTAGGGGCTAAGTTTGCTGGAATGGGAGCAGCGCGTGTAGTAGGTAGCGCAATGACCCCAATAGGCTTTTTGTCCATGGGTCAATTAGTGTATGATATTGGTAAGGGTTTTGGAAAAATAGCGTCTAGAGGAGTCAATTTTGCAAGAGACGCCATGAAGTCGATGCAGGGCTCAATTAATAAACCGTTGTTTGGAGCCGGATTTAAGGACAACGAAGTCGCCGCAACCTCAAGAGCAAGAGGTGTTATGGCTATACAAAACTCAAGACTCAATGCAAGGAGTCTTCTTGGATCGGAAGCTGCGATGATGGCAGCGCATTTTGGATAGCCATGGCTCAAACATTGAAAAATAAAACTTTAAAATTTAGGCAGAGTTTAGAAAAACTTTCTCGAGAAGACCTGATTGAAATAATCAAAGAACAAAATCCAGAAACCGTAAAACAAATAAACAGAATTGAATGGGTCTTTAAAAATAAACTCAAACATCTTAATTGGACCAATGGAGAGCCAATCATGGAAAGACCTCTCAGCAATCAGGAGTTATCGCTTCTTATTGATGAGCCGTTTCAAATAGATGCGCAGTTGTTGGATCATGGTATTTCAGCCGAACAACAAAGACAAATACATCTAGCCAAAGATCCGTGTCTTTGGACAAAACAGTTTCTTGGGGCGGAGACTAGGGTTTATCAAACTTTGATTTTGCGAGATCCAGGATTAAGAAAAGTTTTGAGGGCAGGAAGACGTCTTGGAAAAACCTTCAGCATGGCGGTTTATCTTCTTCATTACAGTTACACCCATAAAGACGGCAGATGTCTCGTCATCGCACCAATGAAATCTCACGTTGAATTAATTTATCAAGAAATTGTAAGATTAGCGTCAAAAAATCAAATAGTATTCAACTCGATTACCAGAAAAGTGACAAGTCCTCAGTTTATGATCGAGTTTTCCAACGGATCAACAATCAGATTTTTCACCTCAGGAATGAGGTCTGGTGGCAAGTCGGATGTTGCCCGTGGTCAAGAAGCCCATGTAATCGTTTTGGACGAAATGGACTACATGCACACCGATGACCTCGACGCTTTGTACGCCATGTTGCAAAAAACATCTGAAGATCAGGAAGACAAAGTATTGATCGGGGCCTCTACTCCGACTGGAAGAAGGGAAAGATTTTGGGAATGGTGCAGATCTGAGAGATTTAAAGAATTTTGGTTTCCCTCATATTGCAATCCGTTTTTTACCAAGGAACAAGAAGATGAGTTCAAGGAGCAATATTCCGAAATTGGATATCGACATGAGATTGAGGCGGATTGGGGAGAGGACTCGGAGGGTGTCTATCCAAGAAAATTTGTTGATAAAGCTTTTGTCGAGCCTGGATGGGATTACAGGACCGAAGTTACTTCGGCTAGAAATTTTTACACCATAGGAGTTGACTGGGACAAATATGGGGCTGGTACAAACATAGTGGTTCTTGAAGTTTGTTCAGACGCGTACGAGGACGCAAAGTTTCAAAACAAAATCAAGATGTGCTACAGACAGGAAATCGAAAAATCAGAATACACCCTCACGACTGCGGTTCAAAGAATAATCGAGTTAAATAACATTTATCAACCCAAGCATATTTACGTGGATAGAGGATATGGCGAAGTTCAGGTGGAGCTACTTCATAAGTTTGGAGTAGAAAATCCCATCAGCGGCCTTAGAGACAAGGTCAAAGGAATCAGTTTTAGCGAAACTCTTGATATTAGAGATCCGTACACTAAACAATTGATTAAAAAAGAAATTAAACCATATATGGTCGACAACCTTAGGCAATATCTTGAAAAAGAAATTTTAAATATATCAGAAAAAGATACGGAAATGTACATGCAGCTCATATCTTACGTGGTGATCAGAACTACCCAGACCGGAAGACCGGTTTTTGAAGCTAGTGGATCGGCCGTAGATCACGCTCATGACGCCCTGATGTTGGCGCTTTTGGCAATTACCGAAAATTACGGTGATCTTCATAAAGTAAAATACGCAACAAAAACAGAAAGTTTTTCAAATACTTTTTTCATGCCCAAAGCACCGTCATCCGAGGACAAAGATGATACGATAGTATCCACGATACCTTCACGATCTAAAAATTTAATTAATTCTAAATTTGGATATAAAAAATCTTTTAGAAAAAATGGCACAGCACCAATTAAGAGAAAGACATTTTAAACATGCCGCAACATGGAATAGGCAGCTCAAACTCTGTAGAAAATGTATTTACAAACAAGGCTGAAGACGTTTCTGGATACAACTCTTTGGACACAAGGTTTAGAAACGCAAATTTAACGGGAATTTCCAACGGCTCAAACAAGTACATAACAAAACTCTCTGAAATCCCAATTAAAGAAGCAAGATCAAATATTTTTTATGCCGAGAGCATAATCACGCCACTGCTGAACGAAATAGATTTAAATCTTGATCAAGTCAATATCAATTCTTCCGTCAATATAGAATTGGAAACCGCCCACAAAGCTGTTTGGAAAACCGTTACAAAAAATAACGACGCAGCAAAAGATATGGAAATACCAGCCTACATTCCGTACAGGGAATACGTGTATGCTTTGAATAATTCTTCAAGTGCGTGCAGGAATTTGGTGAAGAACTACGATCTTTCTATTTGTTATACGAGTTTTGGTCATTTGATCGATATTAGAAAAATTCTTTTGTACATAAAAAACGAAATTGGATTAATTAGGAATATAATCATTTATCACTACAAAGATGAATATAGGGATGAAACAGAAGCGCAAATCGCCAGATATTTGTCCGATTGGGCCAAGACGGCCACGCATTACGTAAAGTTGTTGGCCAAAGAAATTACAGGCCCCGTAGCCAACATCCCTCAATCAGAAATCGAAAAAATCGACGAAAAATACGCCGCACAATTTCAATCTTTTTTTTCGCTGAAAGTTAACTCATACATGTCGGAGATAAGGTCAATATTAAACGTCATCAAAAGAGATTGTGTTGACATGGCTCAAAATTTTTATGGAAATTATCTACTGCCAGCGATGTCTTATAAATCGCTTATTGTTGAGCCTTTGGTTTTTGATTTTTCAACGTCCACAATTTCAGCGGATTGCCCGACGCTGATGGGCGAAATGGTAATGGCCAATAATGCGGTTACGGGCAACTTGGGCTCCATAACAACGGACTTCATTGAAAGAAGAATTCAATTTTCTTCCAAAATGGACGCAATATTGGAATTAATTACCCTTATGAGAAGGTACGCCAATTACATAAGCCAACTCGAGTCGATCGCAATACAAAGGGTAAAAATTATTTTTAATAAAAAAGATGAAAATTTAGAAAAGTATCAAAACATTTTTGA